AAAAAACCCCTACAAATGTGTTGGGGAAAAAATTCAAAACAGAATTTATCTCTACATATTACAGATCCTTTCTCGTCTTTAGTTAAGTCTAGGATTTGGGTACAGGAAGGATGCTAATAGGTGGTCCAACACTGAAAGCAAAATTGAAATCTTCACCGATTGATCGGCTAAGAACCATGTTCTTGAATTCAGCGTCAGGGGTAAACGTTCTTAGCAACGTTCCTTGATTGTAGGGGCTACTAGTGAAAGCGCCAACGGTTAAACCGGAAGCAGTCTCAGTAGAAGGGAGTCCGAGATCCGTAAGGATAGCAGGCCACAGTTGGTAAAAAGGAACCTGGAATTCAGCGAAAGGTTCAGAACCTTTATATTGGTAATTGTGGGGTGCTGAATAAATGATTTCGATGGGCGCACTAGCGTCACGGAAAACGTTCTCGGGGGGAATTAGGGTGGGGTTGGTGATGGCGTAAGTGATAGGGGCAAAACTAGTCAAATCATAGGGAATTGCAGCTACTCTCATAGATCCAGACACAAATCTATATAAGTACGAGACGTACGAAAACAGATCGGGGTCGTTAGCTATAACGGGAGCTGAGACAAGTGGTTGCGTCGTCAGGAGGTCATCGGGTTCTGGGTGGGCAATGCCATACACTCGCGTGTAGTGAGCATCACCGGCGGTTCTTGTTAGGTGTTTGGGTATATCAACATATCTCTTCAACACCTGGCGAAGAGAAGTGACAACTTCTCCGATTCCCAATGAATTAGCTTCAAAGCCGGGTTTTGGTGAAGAAATGATTTCACCAGATTGGGCATTATCAGGTTGAGCGCTCAATGGAGCACCATTCATTGGTCGAAAACCATCTTTCAAGATGGGGTACGCGAATTGGAAGTCTTTGCCACCAGCAACTTCAACGAGCATTTCTACCTTTGGAGCAGATTGCCCACCATTTCGGAGGGGATTCAGAACACGCACAAAAAGTGCGGTTGGGGTTAAGGCGTATTTATCAGCTCCTTGGAAGATCGTCAATCTTTTCCAAGGGGCATTCCATTTATACGGGACTTCGATTTCGAATTCATTTGTCTCTCGAATATCAATGATCTGGGAGTATACTTTCTCACGAACGTAATCTCCCGTACCAGTATATCCGGGAACCAAATCAACACGAAGCCGACCGGTATGGAATGGTGACTTCACGATCTTAAATTTGTATCTGAGCGATCCTCTCCAAAAGGCGAACATTCCTGACAAATAGCTTAACATGGTGTTGTAGATGTAATTTGCGTCAAAGGTGCCAACAGGCCAAACCTCCGTATTAGTAATACAGTAGTCTGGAACGTTAGGCACATTAAACACAATCGCATCTGACAAATCTGATGTAGTCCATGAAAATCTACCCAAAAAAGTGAACTTCTGCACGAGATAAGATAGTGACATCTCGTCTTCACCTGTGTGGGAAACGTAGGATGGTATTTCTACTTGGTTTCTAGCGTCCATGGCCAAAACTTTGGCTTTGACATCTCCGTTGAAGTTTGTGTAATACTTGGAATAACCAAGTTCGACTTTCGTCGGGAATTCAGGGTCTTGAGGCTTTGACCATCCAAAGATGGAAGCAACTCCAGCAATCGCGTCGGATACAGCAGATATTGGGGCTGTTATGGCAGACAATAGAGGAATATCCCCTAATTGCTTCGCCACTGAACCGACAAAGCGGGAGATGGTCTCCACGTTGCCTGGTCTCTTCTTCTCTTCACCAGATTGGGCGTTGTCGGGTTGGACAGGGGCCAAAGGCATACCCGTTGGAAGTTGTAGGTCGATATTTTCGGCCCAAATCCAAATAGATATGTCGGCAGTTGATGCAGCATCTCCGGTAAGAGGTGAATACACCAGGAGGCGTGCTGATCCCAATCCACCAAGACCTCTTACTAGATCAAAATGAGTCAACAAGTTGTTATATGGAAGAGTAATTTCCATAGATGTTTCGTTCATTAGATCCAGTTCGACATGGGGATATCCAGTGATTCCTCCAAAGTGTGCAGTTGACGATGGGATAACTGTCTTTTGCGAGTGCATAGGATCGAAATACATCAAAAGCCTACCTGCTTGGAATGGCATGGCATTGACTTGCACTCTCACCTTGAAGTCACACTTCAGATATCTGAAGCCTGAGAGCTTCTCTCGAATCATGGTGTTGATCAACCAGTGGTGAGGAAATCTTACGTTGGCAATCTCTGTCGAAGGAACCTGCAAAGTGTTCCATAAATGTGTTTCAAACAAAATAGGTCTTTGCAGGAATGACTTGACAGAATTTACCAATGTGTCATCAGCATCAAGATGGGTTGGCGCAAGGGGAGTTGGGGCGATCGGGTCGGTGGCGACAGCGCCGTCTTCAATAAAAGATACAATCTCCTGTTGATGTACGACGGCTTGTCCTTCAGAGGGTCCTAATGCGGACGGCATATTATCGGTGGTAGCAAGCTTGGAACTTCAGAAAGACGCTAGCTTAGGCGTTCTCTCTTGCACGCTAGATCAATATCCTTTTGGATTAGAGTGAGCAAACATTGATCAGTAGGAGTAAATACTCCTCTCACTGGTTCGTAAACGAACCACATCAGCAGGGTTTGCTGCTGGTCTCCTTATAGCGGTTAGAGACCAGCCCAGATCACGAGGTTTTGGGGTTGGTTGTTTAGATAGAATCCAGGTTACCGTCCTATTGCTATATTTTACGCCGTAGCAACGCGGCGTGTGCTCTCCTAACAAACGTACTTAAAGTATTCAGTTTCCTGATACTCATCATACATTGCCAGCGGAACAGGTATAATCTTTTGTGCTTTTTTGAATCGCGGCATGTGTTCATCAAAGGTTTCTTCACTATGGTGGCTTAGTTCGTAAACGGCCTCTTGCAGTGTATCTCCAGTGATTTCCACAATGTTTTTGGTTCCATGATTCCACATTGCCATTTCTAGGATGGTGTCAATAGAAAGTGGACAACGATAGCGAGATTGATTTCGATCATATCTGAATTTCCGCTTCAAGAATTGCACTTCATCGAGGGTTCGGGTCGGGATAAGGGTTCCGGTCTTAAGTTCATCTGTATAAGTCATGCCAATAGTGAGGTATGCTTCTGATATAGTTTCCTGGTTAAACCAAGATACAATTTCGTCAGAAATATTCCACAAATCGTCATCGCCATAGTTGTTGTGGCAGACGTGTTGGTCGAAATTTAACAGAGAAACTTGGTCGGGAGCGTATTTCTTGGCGCAAACTATGTAAACATATCTTGCAGAAATACTATGATAAAGTGAGTTGAGTAGGGCAGTGATTGGGCAACCACTTGGTTGTGAGTGAGACCACACGTAAAGTTGGTTTCCACTCACATGAACACTATTCACAATATCGAGCCAGATCATTCGTCTAATAGATCGCTCTTCGTCTGTGCCATCATAGAAATCTTCTATGATATCGAGGCAAGACCATAACATGGTCGCAGACAAAGTGCCATCATAATTAGTGAAATCTCCAGCAATGATATGTTTTCCACGAGAGCGCATTCGGTTGGCAAGCGTAGTCCATTCTTGCGAATAAACATTTATACCAACACAAGATTCATTCTGGATTCGATTTCTCATCATATGAGAAGCAAAACCGAAGAAGTATTGTCGGAAGATGATCAAAAAGGCCATCTCTCCGGCAGCGAAAAGACGTGTCTTTCCAGATTCTACTTTTTCAATGGTTCGTCTCTCATCTTTCAGAGTGTCAATCCAAACTGTATCACTACGTTTTCCAGCTTTCAGTCGGGTCAGCATCTCGTCAACCTTCTGCAACACCAAAGGGTGGTCAGTTCGATAAGTTCCATCTCCATTATCTAGATAATTTCGTTTTCCCTTACCGGTTTTTGACCATCCATGGAAGGTTGGTAATCCTCCAGGTGACGTGTTACGTTTGATTGGGAGATACGTGGGTTCGTTTTCGATACCAGCAATTGCTTCTGCTATCGTCAACACACGTTGGTCGGTCGGGTCGATGTTTCTCATCATAACTTGTGAGTAATGATGGGTCGCTCTCTTCAGAATGTCTTGATCAATTTCAACACTCTCTGTCAATGCTTTTTTACGAGCACTAACGAAAGGGTCAATAATGACGTCATCTTTCCTAAATCGAGACAACTTGGCGGGTAAGGTCAGGGGTTCTGCAATAACTCCATGCAAGGGACTGGGATAAATATTTGATTTCAAGGGTTGGTAGATAGTTTCTACTTCACCAAGAGGAAGATAACTTCCTTCAAATTTCTTCTCGTCAATCGGTGTGCAAGGAATATTGCATTGTCCATTCGACTTAGATTCAGGGTGTCTGAGAGGGTGGGCGGCTTCGAGCTCTTTCATGAAATCTGCATGTATTGCCACAGCAACTCCTGTGTAAATTCCAGTTCCAGCAGCCATATGAATACCAATAATCTTCCGTTCAAAGTTTTTGTCCAGTGCAACAAGCACACTACCACAATCTCCTTTCACAGTGTCAATATTATACTCATAGGCCTCTCGAATTAGAGTCGCTACTCCTTGTACTCTTAATTCGAATGGGGTGTCAACTGCTTTGCAGAGGTTTGCCTGTTTCACTTTGTGAGCTTCACGGTGAGAAACAAGCGAAACCTTAGCCAAGGCTCGGTGGAGTCGGAAGTCTTCCTTAGTCATAAAATATTTACTTACATCTGCCATCACGCGAACGTGTTGGGGGAATTCAAGTAAGACGACATCTTTATC